CTTTTATAGATTTTTTATTAAACAATAAAGTTTTATCATATTGAGGTGCTCTTATTCCATGCTTTATATCTGCTATCTCTGTTAATTTTTCTACATTACACATATTGTAAGCCTCACTTTTGAATAAGGTTTGATTAGTATTTAAGTCCTCAAGAGTAATGTCTAAGAACTCATCGGCATCACAAACTATTACCCAATCGGTCTGAGCGTGTTTCCATGCGTTATTCTTTATTTTCAGGTAGGTACTATCGCTTAACTTATTGCCTGTGTAGTAAGGTATGTAAGTTAGATTAGGAGTTGATAAACAGATGTTCTTTGTGCCATCGGTTGACTCATTGTCATACACTACTATCTTGCAATCGGGAAACCTATCACGATACCATTTGATGAAGTGAGGTAAAATAAACTCTTCGTTATATGTAATTACTATTATGCTTATCATAAGTCTAAAGTACTAATTCTTTTATTGTCAATCCAAACTGAAAGTAAACGCTCAAGTATAAATGTGTGAAATGGATAATAAGTCATTCCTATTTTTTCATAAAGTTTATCAGAAGTTAAACCACTTGAGTAGTTTGCATCTCTAAATACTATTGTCTTATACTTAGTTTCCATTAATTCAACTGCTCGGATAATAACTTCGTTTACATATCTTTTATACACGCTACCCTTTGCAATAAAAAAGTTTCCATAAATAGTGTGCTTAGGTTCATTTACAACTAATCCTAAATCCTTGCAAACCATTTTAAATAATTCTGTAAACCCTTTGTGTTGATGTTCAGTAAACTCTAAGTAAGGTTCGGGCAAAGGCTGACAAATATTAATAATGTCGTATCTTTTAAAGTGTTTCTTTACCATTGCATTGTATAAAGTATTCTTTGTATGCCCTGTTTTATAATTAAACTTCCATGAAAACACTCCGTAATACTTATCGTCTGTAAAGGACTTTGATAGTTCAATCATAGGGTTATACTCGAATAGGTAAGATTGTTGCTCTACACTCTTTATATGGCTATTGTCATACTCTTTTTTGAAATAGTGGTGCTGACCTTTATCATATACTATTGATGTCACTTCTACATCGTTAAGTTCTATTGGTGTGAAGTCGATTGTTTTCATATCTTATTCTTAAAATAATCTTTTAAATATTGCTCGTACTCTCTTACTGCCTTACGAACTTCAAAGTAAGGTAGTTTAATTTGCCTCTGTGCCTTTAAAATATTCCCTTTGTGGGTAATTAGTATGTCGTAAATATTCGCCCAATACATACGTTTAAAATCGTTCTTATCTTGATTAACCTTTTCAGTCAACTTATCTAATGCAAACTCAAAGTATTCCTTATATTCAATCTCACTCTTAGGGTTTTCAATTCCTACTAAAGACAATCCGCTTACCATTAAACTATCCTTTTTAATGTTGTTCTTAAAACTATTATAAGCACATTGAATAGAGTAAGCAATCATGTTAGTGTTTTCTAATTCTGTTTTGTGTATAATTCTTTCGATAACTATTGACCTTAACTCCTCCCAATCTTGACCATATAACTTCTTGCATACTTTGATAAGGTCAGGCGAATTGTAAATGGCTAATATGTTATCATCGGTTAGCAACTATTTTAATTGGCTTTTAATAGCTTGAATATTGTCGCTTAATAGTTTGCCTACAAATAAATACTTCTTATCCTCAGCAACACTCTCAGGTGCTAATTCATTTATCACTGAGTTTGGGATAGTAATTAAGATTTGTCCTTTCTTATCTATCCAATTCATCGGCTTACGACCGCAGTTCTTTTTGTTGTTTACTTTTTTCATCACATTGCAAATTTACTTTATTTAATTAATATTTTATAGTATTTTATTAACATTGATTACTCAGTTGTATTCTTACCCTGTTCTTAATCTGCATGTATCTAACCCATAACTCAAATGATTTACAAGGTTTAGCTATTGTAGTATTTAACTTAACCACTTCTTTAGGGGTTATTAGTTGTCCGAATATTGCTGCATCATTCATAATTGTATTTTACTTATTATTTCGTTATAGTCGTGTCTAAATTGTCTATCGGTCTTATGCAAGTCATCAAACTTTTTAAGGGCGTGGATGACTGTACTATGGTCTTGGTTACATATAAAGGTTGCCAATACTTTTAAAGATAAGGTAGTATGCTCTCTCATGTACTTGTAAAAAAAGAAACGACCTTGCACAAAGTTGCGCTCTCTTGAATTGCTCTTGATGTCTATATGATAATACTCATTGATTGTATTGAGTAAAGTATCTGCTAACATATTATAGTCAACAAATATTTTGGCTTTTACTTCCTGTTTAGTATCATCACTATAATGTAATTGACTTAATGCCTTACGATGTACTCGAGCCTCTTGTAATGCTTTGTGATAGCTTTGACGATGGAACTCTCTCTTCCTATCTAATTGGCTTATTGTGTGTCTGCTTGGTGTCATAATTGTGTTTCAATAAATTGGTGGAATTGTGGATAGTCAGTTAGTCGGTTTTCAAAGTTTGCTTTCTGAACTTCGTTAAGTTTATACATTTGGTCAGGTGTTCCTACATTGTCAAGTATAACTACATCAAGGCTAACTGCCTCAACTTTTACTTTGTTATCTTCTTTGTAGGCTGAAACAAATCCGCTTACCTTGTAGGTCATGTGACCTAATGCACAATGTAGGTCTTTAAGTTCTATTACTTTTGTCATTTTGTTTGGGGTTTTATTGTTAATTCTTTTTGATAAAGTGCAAAGTATAAGTTTTGTAATTGATGAACGTAGTGTATAGGTTCGCCTGTTATATATTCATTAAGGTTAATAGATAAATAGTACCCTTCTTCACTTGGGTGTAATTCAAAACAATTATCAGGGTGTTTCCACCAATATTCTCCAACCCATACATAAAAGCCTAATCTAATTAACCAATCATCATTTATTTTGGCAGGTTGTGGGCCTATTATTATTTCTTGATTTATTGCTCTTTTTTCTTCTAATGCAATTAGAAAATTTATATCTACTACTTCTAATACTCCAAAATAATAAATGTAGTTTCCTATTCTAAAATCACTTGCTTTCATCTGAATAAACTTGCTATTATTGCACAAATAAAAACTATATTCATTATCATTAATAATGACCCTATCAGTATAAAATATATACCGATTGGGTCTTTTATCATATCCTTTAATACTTCTTTCATAATTAAAAGGCTATTTTAGTTCTTGCCTCTTTTGAATTAGCCGCTGCGCTTTGTAATTTTTTAAACTCAGGAAAATAAGCTATTGCATTTTTTCTTTTAAGGTTAAACCAAAACATTGAAAATTCAGCGTAAGTGCTAAAGCTATAAACATTACCATAAACGTCTGTGAAGTTGTTGTAAATTTTGTTGTTTTTTAATTCGTTATTCATAGGACAAAAATAATACTTAATTCCATAAAAACAAGATATTTTTTAAATTATTTTTAAAATAGTCTACAACCCTAATAAATACAAGCATCTTCACTTATAAATATTTAATCTTTTTTGATATTTTAACCTTAATTCAACCCTTTTTTCAGTCGTTCGGGGCAACAATTCTTCTTGATTTAGCATTTTCAATTCTAAAATTACACTTTTTGCGTTCTGAATTGCCTCTTTTATTTCTTCTTTGCTAATCTTTAATGTTGGATATTTCCGCTTTTGTTCAAGATATAAGTCATAGATGTTGAGTTTTTCCAACATTTCACGATACTCTAATAGGTTTCCACTTAGATGATTATTATCCGCCACACTTTGAGAATACATATTGAATAAATTAAATTGTAAAGCAGGGTTACTTCCTCTTGAGGCAAAGTGACCACATTCATCTGTATCTTTGTATGGTCGATTACTACTTATGCAATTACAACCTTTATCGATTAGCCTAACAATCAAGTTTACCTGTGCCTGTAATATCTTCTTCCAATAACTTAAATTCTCTAACTCCTTTAATTTAGCTTTGTTTTCTTTTCGCTTTTGGTTTGCCTCTGTCATCTTTACTTTTGGTAGATGTATCTTTGAGTATTCTATTGAGCAGATTGGCGAACACACAACCTGCAATGGTTTTACAGGTGTGTATTGCGCTTTACATATCTTACATAGTTTTAGTTTCATTAAAATAAAGTAAGTGTAGATTTCTTTTCTAAATCAAATGCCCTATGATTTGCTACATTCAATTTAAAATAACTTTCTTTTAATTCGATACTGATTGATTTTCTATTCATCTTAATTGCTGAGCAACCCTCTGAACCAATGCCTCCAAATGGACTAAATATAGTTTCGCCCTCATTTGAGTATAAATGTATAATTCTTTCAATCGTGTCTAATTGTAACGGGCAAATATGTTTCTCATCATTTCCATCACGCCCTGAGCGATATTGCAAAGTTCTTGAATAGTCAATATCATACCATACAGGACTAGCGTATTTCTGCCATAAATCAACGGGCAAATAATCTGACTTAGAATGGTCTTTATCTTGATGGGTTATTGGTGTTTCATTATCTCCCTCATTTCTAAAAAATAAAATATAATCGGGAATACCTACCCTTGTCATTGAACTATCTTTTTTAATGGTCTTATGTAACAATCCTAATGCCTTTGTTCTTTGCATTTCTGTTACAGGGTTTTTCCATATTGTAGTCCTTGAGTGATAAATAAATCCTTGACTTTGAAACCAATCTATTATCATACCGCTAAAATCCCTTAATCCAATATAACCCTCTTTACCTTTTTGAATTGGTAAGTCCATGCAATGAATAGCACATATTCTGCCACTTTTTAAAACTCTTTTTAACTCAGGTATTAAGAATTTAAAATGTTTTTCAAATTGGTTATAATCTGATACATTGCCCATGTCCTCTTCTTTATCTGAGTAAACATACAACTCTGCAAATGGTGGACTAAATACCACTAAATCGGCTGAATTGTCTTTTAGCTTTGCAGTTTCCTGTACACAATCACCATTAATTAAATGGTAATTATCTGTTTTTATTTCTTTGTTGTCTATCATTATTTTGTTGTTATTGATTGAATAATTTGTATCGCTTGAGTATTTTGCCATTTCTTTAATCATTTGATTGTGGCGTTCTTGTTTTTCTAATATTGTCTTTCTTACGTTTCTTTGACTTTCAGGTATTAATAAATGTACCTTTACCTTTTCTTTTTGTCCGAACCTGTAACATCTTCTAACCGCTTGATAAAATGACTCAAATTTAAAGTCATAAGAAGTGAATATCATATTGTGACAATTTTGATAATTCATACCAAAACTAGCTATTGATGTTTTTGTAATTAAATTTTGAAATTGATTTTTAGCAAAACCATTCAAGTGTTTTGCTTTGTATTCGGGTGTATCTGAACCCTGAACATTTATGCTATTATTAATTACTTTGTTTAATTGGTTCGCCTCCTCATTGCCTAATGTCCACAATATCCATTGCTCGTCTGAATTATTAACTAATTCTACCGCTTTAGTTATTCGGGCATCTATTGACCTTTTTAAATCCCTGTGTAAATCAGTTGCACTAACTGCCACATCTCCAAATAGATTTTCGCTTGTATTTTCTACATCTATAATATGTTCTATAAATTCAATCTCAGGCAAATCATATCCGCAATGTTCAAATCCTAATGTTAAAGGTGTATCACACGCCATTGACCATGTACAAACATATTTCCAAAACGGGTCTGCTGCATGTTTTCTTAATCTCCATTTTGATGTTTCGCCACCATCATGAACAAAATACATTGCTAACATTTCTAAGTAGCTCATTGCCCCTAAAAATTCACTATGCTGACCTAATTCCATGTGGTCATTGGGTGATGGGGTTGCAGTACATGCTAACTTATAAGGAGTGTTTTTAAATGACTGAATTATCAATGCTGATAGTTTGCCATCTCTACCTTTTAATATTGAACTTTCATCAAGTACAACCCCTGCATAAATTGAACAATCTATATTTTTTAATTGGTCATAGTTTGTAATATCAAAGCAATCTAATGATATATTGAACTTAATTGCCTCGTCTTTTGTTTGTTCTACAACTGCCAAAGGTGCTAATATTAAAACCTTTTTATTAGTCTGATTATAAACCGCCTCACTCCATGCTAATTGCATTAAAGTCTTACCTAATCCACAATCAAAAAATAATGCAAACCTGCCCTTTTTTAATGCTGAGGCAACCGCATACTTTTGAAAATCGAATAAGTTTGGATTAAGTGTTTCTACATTTACATCAAATCCGCTTTCAATAAATGTCTTTTGTTTTTCTTTTAAAAATTCTTGATACTGAGTATTCATTTTGTTGTTTTTATTAATTGTTTTTCTTTATTTTTAATCTGTATAACCATCTTGTAACTGACTAATCAAATCCTCATTAGCTAATTCTGCAACTTCCTCAAATAGTAAACTATCTGCTAAGAAAGGTATTTGCATTTCTATTTTAGTGACTTTGTTACTTTGCTTGTAAACTTCCAATGTCGTTACTACTTTGACTATTTCTGCCATTGGTTGCCCATCGTCATCTTTGCCCCTTGTGTAGTAAATTTCGCAATCCATCTCGATGCAGTCTACAAATTGTTCGGTGCTATAAATTGTTTTTTTCATGTTTGCAAATATATTATTTATTTTTTAAATTCCTATTTATTTTTTAACGTAGAATTCTGACTCATGTCTTATAACCTCACGCTCATTAGTTACCCAATTAACTTCTTTAAGTTTTAAGTACCTTTGGCGACCTACTAACTGAGAATAAAAAAATTCATCACTATCCATTAAAGTTGCACTTCCTTGCATTTGATAAGCTACATCTATTAAATAGTGGTTTGTGTCAACTGCTTGTAAAATTTCCTCACATACTGAGTCGTTTCTTTCAATCTCATGAATAAAAAATCTATCCTCTAAAGGAAATGGATACTCAGTCCAATTATCTTCGCCCCATTGCTCAGGCTTAGTTAGATAGTTGATTAAATAGCCTTTATTTACATTAAGAGCCATCATCTGAGTGTGTACTTGTAGGTAGTATTTCTTTGCAAGTTTGTCGTTCTGTTCAACAAAGTTAAAGATATTAAATTGGCACTTAGCATCGCCTACCCAATCACTATTTAAAGCATCGGGAGTCGCACCTAACTTGTCATTGACTTTATAAAAGGTCTGACCGCCTACTTCGTTTAGGTTTGCTTTGCCTCCATGCTTAGATATTAAGATGTCTATTGCTGACCTTTCGTTTACTATGCCATGTTCCATTGCCTTTGTGCTAACTTCTTTTTTTAACCCATGTAAATCTAAAGCTATGTCAAAGATATAGTTTAGTTTAGTTTTGCCTGTGCCACCTGCAAGCAAGTCGCCTATTCGACTTGCGGTGAACATTCCTTTTCTATCCATTGATTTGTATTCTTTTTTTAGTGAATAGTGCCTTTGCTTTGCTTTTTTCTGATGGTTCTAAGCTATCGTATAACATTTGTAATTCGTCTAAGGTAGTGCAACTATCAACTTTAGTTTGAATAGCTGATAAGTCCACCTCAGTTTCTACCATTGGCAAATCCTCCCCTGCATAGATGTAAGAACCTAATCCAAACATAGCTAAGTTCTTAGTTAAACATCTCATTATTGCGGTGTTGATGTCAAACATTGTAGCAGGTTGAATATCTTTATTGAACTTCTGATAAACTATGTGCCTTTGCGCTCGGTTCATGTTATCCATAACAGGCAACTGCATTGGGATTGTTTCGCCCCCTATCGTTACTTCGGTCTGAACTAAGTAGCCTAAGTGTTCATCAAATAGGTAAGGCTTACCATCAAAGTTTACTACTCTGTAATTTGCTGAGGGGTAAACCTTTTTAACTTCCGACCACGCCCATATCCATGAAAGATAAGTTAAGCCATTTTTCTTTTCTACTTTACCATTGCAGTCTATTGATGCTAAGGTATTAAATACTGACTTACTCACTGATAACCTCCTCTCTGTGCATTACTTCAACCTTAGTGTTTTTCTTAATCTCCTCAAGTTTGTGTTGAGCTAACTCAATACTAAATGCCATTGAAATATAGTCGTTATTCTTGTATATGTAAAATCCCCATTCGTCCATATTTTTTGAATACTCTCTACGAATTTCGTAAACATCTACTTTTGCTTTAGGTGTTAAGGTTTCTTTAAGTTCAGTTAGTAACTCGATTAAAAAGTCGGGTGTGTAGTTTACCTCAATAGTTTCATTGTTGAGGTCATTGTTTGCTTTTACTAAAGCCTTTTCGATTAGTTGGATTGTTTGTTGCATATTGTTTAATTGTTAATACGAGTGCAAATATAATACTTGTTTTTTAATTTCCTAATATTTTTTAAATTATTTTTATTTAAAATACTTCACAACTTTCTGTGCATCCATTATTACTATCTAAATATTCATCCCATAAAGCAATCTGCCTTGCATCTGCAATAGTTTTACTTTCATCTTTTGCAGGGTCAAATGGTATTTGGCTCTCTTCAATAATATCATTCATTGTCATGTTATCTCTAAAAAATCTATAAGGTGGTTTTGCTTTTTCTATTCTGCTTTCAGGTGTATAATTTTCATATTTTTGTTCCATCTCTTTCCACCAATCTGTTAATTCAGGATTGTTTTTTGCAATAGTCATTAATTTTCTTAATCCTTTTTTATAACATAAATCACAATTACCCTCGTAACTTTTTAATTTTAAATCAAAACTTTGTTTGCTCCAAAATAAATTAACATCACTTTTAGTCACATAAAATAACTCTGCAAAATATAAAAATTTGTTTTTTGTTTTGGCATTCCAATCTAATCTTTTTTGTTCATCACTTCTTATACCTAAAGCAGTTTCATAATCTTTCCAACCTATGCTTTTTGCGTATGATTTAATAGGTGCTTTTTTTAATTCTCTTGAGCAATGAGGTGCGTTTTGATTTGGCAACCCATACTTAGATATAATTAATTCAAATGGCTCTCCATTTCTTGACGCATTAATATAATTAGTTATTTTATATTGAGTGCCTATACCATTTGAATTATTAACTAATGCCTCTACCCATACAACATTAAATCCAAATTCAACATCACATTTATGTACGAATTGTAAGGTTTCCTCTCTTTCTTTTCCTGTATTAGCAAATACTACTATCATTTCGTATTCTTCTTGTTTGTTTTTCAGTAACCACCATGTCATATATGCTGAGGTTCGACCACCTGAAAACGATATTAATAATTTTTTTTTCATATTATGGAAGTTTATTGATTAATAGTAACATAAATTTTATATTTTGTTCTGTTAATTGCCCACTTTCAAACAAATAATTAAGATAATTGTAGTCATAGTGAGTTGCTTTTCCCTCTTTAAATACATAAATTAGGTTGTTTTGTTGCTGAATTTGGCAATCGGGTAGTTCTTTTTTGAGTAGTTGTATTATATCCATGATTCTGTTATTTGGTCTAAGGTGTGATAGTATCTACCGGAGGGTACATCGTAATTCATTGTGGTTTCTCCGGTCTGTCCCCAATGTGAAAACTTTACTTTTGTTACTATGATGTGAGTTAATTCAGTTTCAAAGTCCCTGTATATCGTTATTCCGTTATCTGTCTTATTATTAAAGTGTGATGAACCTGAGCAGTCATACAATCCGGGGACTTGGTACTTGTTACTATCTTTTTGTTTTGACATCTTAGCCGGATGAACAACTAAAAAAGCATGGATATTTTCAGCCTCACAAAATACGCCTATCTTATCCAATGTTTCGCCTACAAAATCTGTTTCACTTTTGCCTCCCCTTTTTTGTTCTAACTTATTCCAAGCATCAATAACAAAGTAGTCAATACCATGTTTATCTTTTAACTGCTTAATCCGGTCTAACATCGTATCTATTGTAAATTCCTTTTCCGGCTTAACAAACCAAATGTTTTCATTTAATACTGAACAAGCATTTGCAATTTCATCCGGTGTTACTTTACCATAACCCTCCCAAGGTTTACCGGTCATCTTTCTTATCATTTTACTAACGTGCAATTCAGTCGGTTTATTCTCCGGACTATAAAAGCAACCCCTCCAACCACCATGCTTTAAAAGTTTAAGGCAAATAAAGTCTAAGAAATCGGATTTACCATGCCCCGGAATACCGGTTATCGTAGTAATGTAACCTTTAACAAACTGCAATTTAAAGTCATGTATTCCGGTTGATATTCCTTTGGGCAATCCGTATTCATACATATTATCTAAGTCCCTGTATATGTCCTGAATAGTAAACACTCCCTCCAATGGAAACTCTTTTATATTTTCGGCTGCCTTTCTAAATGTATTAATATCGTTTAACTTATAAAAGTCGTTTGCATCTTTGCACCCATCAAATTCTAAGTAAGCACATTTGTGAAGTCCTAACCGGTTAGATAAATCTTTTCTAAGTTGCAATCCGGCTGAGTCATTATCAACTGCAATTACAAACTTTTTAACGTGGCTAATTTTGTCCCATGAATTACTTATGTAGTCCATTTTATTTGAGTTAAGATTTGCACCATTTGGCACACTAACAACATTTAAAATTCCACATTCTAAAAAAGTAAGACAATCTATTTCGCCCTCCACAATAAATAACACATTTGTATTTTCGTGTACGTTGTCTAAGTTGTAAAGGATTAACTCCCCATCTTTAAACAATTTAAACTCTTTATCTTTGCCTCTGTATTTTACGTTTACAAGTTGACTATCTCTAAAATAATTAAACTGAATTGTATTAATTTCTTTTGCTGACTTCGGCATCCACTCCAACCCCTCAGTAATTTTATATTTTACTAAAGTAGGTTGTGATATTTTTCTACTCTCAAAGTATCTTACAACATCATTGCTTAATTGTGTTTTATTTGCCCACTGAGGCACTTTATATTCTGTCTTGACTATCTTACCTAATGCACCCTTATATGAGCAGTGATGACAAAACCATGTTTGTTTATCTAAATTTACACTTAGACATTTATCGGTTTTCTTTTTTCGTTCGTGTGAGCAACTTGGACAGGTTGTTTGAACTTCGCCGGTTGTTTTGTTGTACGGCACTTGAATGTTATAATCTTCGTATTTCATAATTATCTTGGTATTCCCATTTTGGTAAAAAAGTTTTCCTCCGGCTTAGGTTTATATTTTTCTAACCATTCAGCATCTATTCCTCCCCAACTTTTTTCAACTGCAATTTTAATACATTCATTTGGAGTTAATCCACTTTTTTGTATTTCTTTTTTAATTGATATAAAAGCCGTTTCACTATTAGTTAGTTTTTTATTCTTTCTAACCTTTAACCATTCAGATACTATTTTAGGTTCTATTCCTAATTCAACTAAAGCAGACTTAAAAACAAATGTATATTCATCTTTATTTTCTTTACTTTCATTTCCTTTACTTTCCTTTATAGCATTGCCATCGCTTTGCGTTCGTAATGCGTTCGCATCATCTTTAACTTTATTCCATCTATTAAATGCTGATTGTCTTGCCTTTACGCTTTTTTCATTTCTTTCATTTAATCGTCTTTCAACTGAGGCACTTCCAAAATAATCCCCATCAAAGACAAATAAATCAAAGTCATTAATAATACTTTTTGCTTGTTCAGTTGTAATTCGCAATTCAAATGCAATACCATCGTAATCCGTTCGCAATGCGTTCGCATTATTATACAAGTCCTCAATGATTGCCCAATAGCAACCATAACCTAACATAGAATGTTTACGGATTAATTGTTTGATTTTTTCATCAAACCTCGCATTATAATCATGCGAAAAATAGAATGTATCTTTTGTCATATCGTGTGTAGTTAAATATAAGAGGGTGGTGCACACGACTACACCATAGTTTAGAACTATTTTTAACCCTCCCAATAAATTTGTTAAATATCTTAATCATCTGTCGTGTGTGATTACGTTTGCAAATATAACTAAAGTTTTTAGATTTCCAAACTTTTATTTATTTATTTTTTGAATGAGATATAAATACCTACTAAAATCATAATAAATGCAAACCAAATCCACTTAGTCCATTGAGGTATTTCTTTTTTAGTGATTACTTTATTAACCCTGTAAAATTCTTTTATAATAGTGTCCTTAGTTATTGTCTGCCAAAGTTCTTTAGTTTTCCACCTGATTATCGTCTTAACTTTAACCCCTCCACTATCTACAAATAAGGTATCAAATTCGTTATTTGTTTTGAATTGTACGAAAGTATCGTACACCTGCCCAAAAGTTGTATCGTAAAACTTGATTGTATCGTTTTTAAAACACTTTAATGCTATTGCCTTACTACTTATACGTTCGCATTTTTTTGATGCGCTACAAGACGAAAGTATTAATAGTAATAAAATAAATTTATAAGCAAACCAATAAAATAATTTAGTAGGCATTTTTTTAAATATGTTAATTTGTCTTTGTGTGTATTTCATGACGATAAAATTAATGCAATAAAACTTATTAATAAAGCTACTTTTAATATGGTTCTTAAATACGGGTTCATTTTATTTTTAATTGAGCAATAACAAAGTTAAGAACACCAACTAATACAAGTATAATTCCCTTAATAGTTTGCTTTATAGTATCTTCAAATGGAAACATCTCTATTGC